TGCTGCTGCATTAATTGTTTTTGTTTTATCAGTATGAAATACTAAACTCAATACAAATGGATCAGATGATACAGGTGAATTAATACTATTAAATGCATTATTAGCTATGGATACACAACAAGCATCTAATGAAACTGTATTATATGCATAATCAACACCAAGTTTTTGATTTTTAAGTCCAACTACTGGTTTATCATTCATATCTGAATAGATATCTAATTCAACAAGTCTTACACCTGCTTTGATTGCTAATGGTAATATACTATCACTTACATAATCATATACTTCTGAACCTGGAAATACAGAATATGAGGATGAAGCCATATAAAAATCAGCTAAACGATATTGTTGTGATTGCGGACATCCTAATGGTGCCAATTTAGTAACCTTAGAATATGTAGAAAAAATAGGTTTAGCTTTTACAATTGCCTTTGTATCACTTGGTGTTAATGATACCCATAAGAAATAAGAAATTGTAATAATTCCTATTGCTAGAATCCCATATTGAACACCAGGTGGAATATTTTGTTTTATCCAATCCATTACTTCTTACCAATACTATATAGCACGCCACGAAAACTTCTTACAACTGAATCTGGAACTTTTTTTTCCATTGGAACACCTGCGAGACAACAGAAATGATAGTATAAACAATACATTCCACACTCTGAATTTTCGTATTGATGATGTACAGTATTATATGATAATTCCATAGGTTTAGAATGAATACCTGTTTTATCCCACTGTTCTTTCCACCGATCCATGAGACGCACAATTTCTTTTTCAGGTTTCTTTGCGTATGAATCAAAATATGTCATACGAGGATATTCATATTTTGGACTTACATCTACAAATACTGCAAACCAATGTTGTCCAGGACCAGTACTAACATCCGTATTAAATACAATACCTATTCGTCTACTTCCACTATCATATAAATCTTTCAATTTAACTGAACATAAAGCATCTACAAGACATTTTCCTGTACTTGATTTCTTATCAAAATCAATTGGTATAGTTCCCAAATATGTATATTTAGCAAATGTATACATAAACTCTTTTTCAACCGCATCAATATCTACCGATGATAACCATTCTTCTGGATTTTGTACCCAACTTTCTGGCGCTTTTTGTTTACGAATCATATGAGCAGCAATACATTCAGCTGTTCCAGTTGAACATTTTTCATGTAATCTATTACGAATATCTGTCCATACATTCTTCATAGTTCTATTTTTAATTGGTGTTTCTGAAGGATGTTCTTCATTATAAACTTTCCGAAGATTTTCAACTTCTTCTTCATCCATTATCTTGAAAACGGATTATGTTATTTGCTATTAACGATATATGTTAAACTAAAATGTCAGAAGCAATCAACGATTTAAAACGATGTGTCAAGCAGTATAGGGATATAGATAATGAAATTCGAGTAATTAATAAAAATATATACGATAAACGTGAATCAAGAAGAATAATTGAGATGGAGATGTGTGATCTTATTAAACTTCCACAATTTGAAGGTATTGATAAATTAAAGATTGACGATGATGGATCATGTATTAAAATTCAGCGTCCAGACACTTATGCGAAAGCATGGAGTCTTTCAAAGAAAGATCTTGAAACTTTAATTGGTGGATACTTTCAATCTACGAATCTTTATAAACCAAATGATTGTTTAAGTTACATTATCGAACAGCGTAAAAAATCACTTGTTGGTAAAGACTTTGAATTTAACCGTGTAATTGTAGAAGAATGAGTTCTTATAGTATAATAATGGCAACGGAAAAGGAAAAAAAAGCTGTTGGTAGTCTGTTAAAATTATCTAAAGCACCAACTGCTCAAGAAGATTTAGCTGTTGATGCTATGCTTGATTTAAAAAGTATAAATAAAGATCCATTAAAACTTAAAGAAAATGAACAACAGGAAATAATTAGAGCAGCATATGCTTTATTAGATCTTAGCAAAATTGATGTTGATGTTCTTAAAAAACAACTTAGCGAAATTGATGATAAGATTATTGATGAGAATGCTAATTTTTTAGTTCAATCAGGTATTTTACCACCAGTTGATGTAATAGAAGGAGGAGCAAATGAATTAAAACGTGGACGTGATGAAGATCTACCAGTTAAATCAATTCGAGCAGTTACACCTGGTAGAGTTACTCGTTTACAAAGTGGTATTGTTTCACCACCTTCAATAAAAACTAGAGAGAACATAGAAACCGAAACAGAAGTTAAACGACAAGACGAAGAAACATTAAAACAATTAGAAGAATTACAAAAACGCCGACTAGAAACCCTTGAAAATTGGGATAGTATTCCTCAACTCCTAAAAGATTTGGATGTTTGTGAACATAATTCTGCTAGTATTGTTATGCATATGCTTTTTCCAAAAGAAGTTGTTAAAAAATGGACAGAAGATAAAAATACATGTAGAGCTATTTTTGAATTAAGTGCAGTTGAAGCACAATGTAATAATGTTGTTGAACCAAAGAAGAAAGAAGATGATAATTGTTATATATGTGGACTTGAGTTTGATCAGAATGTAGAAGGATTGCAACGAACATGTGAACATATATTGCCAATTATTCAAGCCGTATTCTTTTTAGAATTATATACAAATGGTAAACCTATAACCGATGTTCTAAGATTAGAATATGATTGGGCACATAGATGTTGTAATTATGTAAAAAATGATTATTCATTTCTTAAAACTGTCATGACAAATAAATATCCGGCATATGAATTTAATAGTAATCAAACATCTGTAACATTATCTTTAATCCAAAATTTAAAAGAAATATCTCTAAAAACTGGAAAACAAAAATTTGTAGGTCTTGAACATATACAACCAAAAATAAAATTAAATAATAAATGGAAGGAAGAACGTCTTAAATATATTAAAGAAACTAAAATGGATCCAATTGTAAAATATATCAAAGAAAAAGGTGATAATGGTATAGCATTAATGATCGGATTTAGAAATTGTTTAACTTCTAAAAACATTCATCCTAAATTTTTAGAATTATTATCAGAATCAACAGCGAATATTAAATCAAGACCACCTCCTACAAAAAAACAAAGAACAGGCGGTAAAACTTTTAGGCGTAATAAACATAATGGCAAGTTTTCTACAAGCAGCAAAAGACGCAGCAAAAAAGGCGGTAGTAACACAATTACCAGAACTTATTCAAGAAAATGAACCTATGATTGAATCTAATCTTCGTGCTGTTCTTCTTAAAATGACACCCGAAGATGGTGCGTTGTTTTTAGAGCATTGGCAAAAGTTAGATAAAGTAGTTCAAGATACTCTTAAATCTTCAGCTCTAGTTTCAGCTCCAGATATTGGTGGTAAAAAACGAACCAGTTTAACTAAACGAAGAAAACGGCATATTAAACGATGAATACACCAATTTTATATAATCCATATAACTCAAAAAATCGCTTGTTTACCAATACGGATATACAAGCCATTCTTTTGAAACATAATTGTAAATTTACAATTCAAAATGATCAGTTGTTTCAGACCGCAATGGTACATTCATCATACGTAAAGCGATTAGAATACACGACCCCAACGGGAGAGCCCACAACGCTAGCCTCAAAGCCAAATAATGCTTTAGAGTTGTTTGAGAAATCTTATGAAACTCTTGAACATTTGGGAGATTCAATTCTAGGAGCAACTGTTTCAACATATCTTCTTAAACGTTTCCCTGAAGAAAATGAAGGATTTCTTACGGATCTTAAAAAGGATATTGTTTGTAATGAAATGCTTGGTAATCTTAGTTTAAAAATTGGATTATCGCCATTTTATATTATGTCAAGGCATAATGAAGATGTTTGTCTTGGAAGAATTAATCCTAAAAAATTAGGAGATATTCTAGAAGCATTCATTGGTGCTTTATGGACAGATTGTAATAATAATTTTCAAATTGTTTCTTCATTCATTATCGCATTAGTTGAAATGTATATTAATATTCCAAAACTTTTAATGAATAATAGAAACTTTAAAGAACAACTCCAAAAGTTTTATCAATCTAAATTTCACTTTACTCCAAAATATACTATGCTTTCATCTGCAGCAAATACATATACTATGGCTGCTATCGATGAACATGGTATTCATTTAGGTATTGGTAGTGCTCCAACAAAAAAACAAGCAGAACAATTAGCTGCTAAACAAGCAATTGAAAGACTTAAACAGTAATACCAACAACTTTCTTTTCTCTAGGAAGATGACGAATAAGTAATTCTTTTTGAGTACCTCCAACAGACATATCTTCTGCTCCTTCAGGAATACCTTCAATTGCACGAAGAACTTCTGCTACACGTTGTGGTTGATCTGAAAACTGTAAAAGAAGTTGTGTACGAATTAAACTACGTCGAAGAGGCGGACGTGATGTACGAACACTTCGAGAAATATTACCAACACCTGATCCTTCAAGTGCAAAATTATCAACTTGATTATTACGCATAAATTCTAAGATTTGAATAGAATTATTTGTTTTTCTAAGTTTAAGTTCTTTTATTTGGTTACGTAAAGTTCGTTCTTGATCATCTAGTGAAATCCATTCCTTTAATGTATCTCTAATTTTTTGCGTATTGTTTTCTTCGTCCATTTAACTCTTTTATGTTTAATGGTTGAAAACCTCTTTCCCCCTTGATTCGTGGTAGGTATTGTTAATGTATCATGGTATTCTGACATATATGGTATAAGACCGGCAATAGATTCATGATCTTTTAATGTGTTTGCAATTCGTTCAGTTTGAATCATTGCTTTATTTAGAATAATCCCAAGACCTGGAACCCAATTTGCAAGATGAGCTACTGCTCCACCAATATCACCTTCAACTGTAGAAATTGTAGATGCTATTCCAGCAGCAATAGCTGTGAATGGCGCAACAGCTGCAGCTCCAATTGGTCCACCAACCATTTCACCTATACCATTTGCACTTGTAACACCAAGTTCAGTACTTCCATGTATTGTTTCTAATACAAGATCTGAAAATGGTACATTATCTTTTAATGTATTAACTGTATCAGTAATTGTACCATATACTGTTCCAACTGGTTGACCAATTGTAACAGGAATATAATCTCGTAAAATCCCTTTAATTGCTACATCTGTATAAGGATACTTTGAATCACCACCTTTTTGCTTTAAAGATTTTAACATTTTTAAAGCAGATTTTTCATCAAAAATAGGTTTAGTTTTTTTCTTATCAAAATAAGCAGATATTTCTATCTCTTTTGTAGTAGATGGATGTGTGCGTTTAAGATAATTGTATAAACTAATTATTTTTATCAACATATCTACAAACTTTCGATCTTTAAGTTTTTTACGTAAAGCTCTATGCGCGTTTTTTTCATGAAATGTATACGGAGGATCGTCATATATCCAACTCATTAATAAATACTTACAAATTATAATGGAACGCGATAGTATTATCACGTGGAATTCACAACTTGAAAAAGTTATCACTGACGAAGGTGAACGGTCATTATGTTTTTCATGGTTACATGCAAAATCTGAAACATATTACTCGAAATTAAATACATATTTATCTTTACCGGTAATTATGTTATCTACAATAGCTGGAGCAGGTTCGATTGGTTCAGAAACACTTTTTAATGGAACTAAAACTGCTAATGTAGTTATTGGATGTATTAGTCTTTCAGTTGCTACCTTAAACACAATTGGAAGTTATTTTTCATGGGCAAAACGTTCTGAATCTCATCGTATTGCAGCTACAATATATAAAAAAGTATATAGATTTATTCTTATTGAATTAGCATTACCAAGACATGAGCGTATTGCAGCAAAAGATATGTTAAAAGTAGTACGTGAACAATGTGATCGTTTACAAGAAACAAGTCCTAATATTCCAGATAATGTTATACTAGAATTTAAAAAGAAATTTGGGACTACTACTCCAGATGTAGCAAAACCAGAAATAACAAATGGATTAGATCCAATTATAGTATATTCAGCTGATATAGCAACTCCTAAAATTTCCACTTTCGGTCACACTCTAGACACGTTACAAAAGTTGTCATCGGTTCATCAGCCGACCGTGTCTGCATCTGGTAATAATCACACTTAGTCTTTTTCTTGCATGCTGAACACCACATAAATATAGCGGCACTTTCATTTTTCGAATATAGTTTCTTTTCTGATTCGATGATACGTTCAACAGCATCTTTCCATCTAGAAGGGCATAAATCAACCGCATTCATCTCTGCAAATTCACGAGTTGTAATTTCTCTTTGTTTTAACTTTAGCATCCACTTTCCATCATCAGAAGAAGTAGAACGTCTACCGTATTCATAAAATGAAATAGCACGACTTCTATACATATTCCAAAATACACGATTATTCCAATCTACATCTATATTCTCTTTAATAGCTTGTTCGCATACAACATGTAGAATTGATTCTTCAAGTTGAGTAGCAAGCTCATCACTCTCGAGTAATTCTGTAAAGTTTTCTATAACTTTATCACGAATAGCGCATTCTACAAATACATTTTTAGAATGAGTCTGAATTGGTCTAACAACATGTGTAACTTCTCGAAGATTAACAACTTCATCTTCATCATCTAAAATTTCTTCAATTATGTCTTCATCTTCAGCATCTGCTATTTCAACATCTTCAGCATCTGCTATTTCAACATCTTCATCTTCATCTTCAGCATCATTTGCAAATGCCCATTCTTGAAATACAGTCTCGTAATGATCAGATTTTAAATTAACATATGCAGAAACATTAGTATCGTATTGATCTTGTTCATCAGATTCAGAAGCAAGAATCAAAATTTGTCCAGTATATGAATCTTCATCAAACGGCGAAGGAAGCATATGTTGATTAATATGCTCTTCATCTCCATTTATAGCATAAAATATGCTCAACCAATGAGTATCTTTAATTGAATCTTGAATTTTACCTTGAAATTGTATTTCAGGATTCTTATACTTTTTACGAATCCATTCTAAAACATCTACAGTTTTGGTAGGAATTTGAATATCTCCAATTGTACCATTTATTGAAATAACAACGCAATTTACCATATTATGATATATTGATCTTAACTTGTTTGATTTCGTTTTCATCCATCAAAAACGGATTCAATATTTACATATTACGTCGATAATATACGATATAATTAACAATGTCAACCAATTCTTATGTACCACCGCATCTGCGAAATAAGCAGATTACAACTGAACAATCTATAAATGTCGAACGCAAAAATCCATTTCAAAAAGAACGTCGTGTTTCTTATCGTCCATATGAAAAGCCATTTTGGATGATTGAAAAAGAAAGAGAACAATTAGAGCTAGAAGAAAAGAAGAAGGCTGCCGAACGTGGTCTTGAAGATACATTAGATAACTTTCCTATGTTAGGATGTATTCCAAATACTACTAATTCTGGAAGTAGTAATATTTGGTCTGGAAGTCGTAAGTTTAGTGAGCTTGCATCTGACTGGAAGTCATCAGATGATCAACGCAAGGAAGATGAAGAGCGTGATAAGAATTATGCAAATGATAACAATCACGATGGTGTCTTTCAGCTTCCTCAGTTTCATAATATCCATCGATTTAGTGAGCCAGAAGATGAATACTATGATGATACAGAAGATCAACCACCATCACAAGTTAAGCCTGAAGATGAATGGAAAGTTGTAGATAATCGTAGATATCGCAAGCCTAAACCTGAATTTGACTTTAGTGAGCCAAATTTCAATGATCAAGAAGAAAGGGAAGAGTGTACAGTATGGGGTGCTTCTGAGGAACACGAAACATGTTGGGATGAACGTCGACACTAAGAAACACTAGAAGATGTATAAACTAGAGCTTTATTATGCTTCTCAAAAAAACTACGCAGCCAGACTGCAATTTTTTGCCCTATAAGAACTAGATACATTCCTTGTGGACCACTTGATTGAGTATATCCGTAATATATACCACCTCCAATTGATATTAGAATTAGAACCACATTTATTAGTTCAATAAATCCATTTATCTCTATTTGTTTAGAAATCCATTCATGTATAGGATTTTTCTTCTTTTTATCATCTTTCTTCTTTTCATCTCCTAGTGGTGCAGATTTAACTTCTTTTACATCGGGTTTTTTACCAGATCTCTTACATCTCATATATGTCTTACCATCCTGTGGCATAGGACCACCAGGTAATTGTTCAATATCATTAAAGAAAATATCTCTGTTTCCTTGTTGTTGAATAGGACGAGAACCTGGTATAACATTCTTTACTAATAAAGCAAAATCATTTGAATCAATATTAATCATAGATTTGAATACGACCCATTTTGTTTGTTGGCATGGTGGAATAACAAGTGAACCATCATAAACATAATATGAACCAGCAGGTGGAACCATCATAAATAAACTCCATTGTTCTCCTAGACTTACTGATGTAGATGGAACACTTGGATTCGCATAAGGTATAAATGCATTAAAGAAATGAGATGAACTTGTTGTTGTAGGGTTAACTCTCACTAATGAACTTACACAAAGTAGTCCTGATGTTGGACTACTAAATATAGCTATAACCTCAGCATCAGCTTGAACATTTTCAATTGTATGATGGCTTGGATGCGTAACAAGTAATGTTTGACATGTATAACTTTCTCCAGCAAACTTACAACTACCAAGATTAGTCTGACTCTGCAAAATAAGACCTTCATCAGATACTATAACATTCGCTTGAGAAATGTATGCGTCATCAAATGTAAGTTCACACATTAAATCACAAGGTTTAGAAGAAGATTGTGATAGATTAATTGGGCTTTGATTCGTGTTTGTACATTGATCGCCCCATGAAGAACTTGAACTATATAAGCTCATTTGTTTATTCACATGATTTTGTATCACGATAATAAACAATGGATGCTAGTGGGATTTCTGCTGTTGTATCTAGTATACTATTTGTATTAATTGGGGTAGCATATGGTCATAAACTATTTGCAGAAGGAGCATTCACGTCAGGAGCTCCAACTGATTTAAGTTTTCTGTCTCTTTTAGTTCTTTATTTTCCTAATACTCTGTTCGCTTATGGATTTATTGCAGATCTAATGAATGGTAAATATCATTATTCAGTAGCAAGTATTACTGCATTAGGTGGGATGTTTACTAATAAAGTTATAGGTGGGTACGTTGTTGATGCAATTATGTATGTTCTTTCATTTATTGGAGCTCAATTTGCAAAGTTACCTTTAGCTGCAAAAGCTGTTGTTGGTACAGTAGCGGCTATTGGTACGGCTGCTGTAGCTGGTCCGGCTGCTATGGCGGCTGCTACAGGAATTGAAATGGGAGCTGTTCCTGCTGTTGCTGCTGTGACTGCAAACCCATTTGCTACAGCTATTCCGGCTGCTGCTGCTGTTGCTGCTGCTCCAGTAGTGGCTGCTACAGCTAATCCATTTATTGAAGCTCCA